TATGGTATCCTCATTTGCTTAGAGCAAAATGTGTTCCGTTAGTCGACAGCCAAGAATTTAAAGAAATTTTTGATACTGATTCCGGTGCAGGTGACGGAAGCACACTAAGAGACATGTTATCAACTTATAAACAAAGCATCGATATAAACAATCAAATATTAGAACAAGCTAATTTAGATGCTCCTGTTAGTGGATATGAAACAAAACATTTATTTGTGCTGCCATTAACTGAAGATGGTCTTGTAGATACAGCCGATGCATCTGATATCGACAATGATGCTAGCACTGATAATCATAGTTTAGATGCTAGTATTGTATTACAAAGTCCATCAAAAGACTTATATGTTGGATATTTAACTGGAGACGGAACACCACCTAACGGTGCACCTTACGGCTTCGGTATAAATTTCCCAACTAGTCCTGTTACCGGTCAATTTTATTTAAGAACAGATTACTTACCGAATAGGTTATTTAGGTATGACGGAAAACATTGGTTAAGATACGAAGACAATGTAAGAATGACCTTAAATAACTTTGGAAATAACGATGTATCAACTGGTGTTCATGCAGGAAATGCAGTAAGAAAAACACAAAAAACTAGCTTTATTAATAACAATAACACTGCAACTATTGCCGGCGAAGTTGTTGTAGAACGTCAAGCCTTAAGTAAAGCTTTAAAACCACGAGCAGATGTTTAATGGAGGCAACAGTTTAACCCTGTTGGAATAACATAGATTATTTTTATGACGCACAAGTAAGAAGATACCTTACGCAATTTATGCGTGTAATGAGTAACTTTAATTATAAAGATGCAAAAGGACAACTAGTTCAAGTGCCTGTCCGATACGGTGATATGAATCGTCAAGTTGCTCAAATTTTAAAGAAAAATTCTGAAAACACTGTACCAAGTGCTCCTTTTATTGCATGTTATATAAAAGATTTACAATTTGACCGCCCTAGAATGCAAGATCCTACATTTATAAGTAAATTGCAAATTAGAGAAAGAGAATTTGACGATGCAGGAAATGAATATTTAAATACCCAAGGTGCTAATTACACTGTTGAAAGATTAATGCCTACTCCCTATTTGGCAACATTTAATGCCGATATTTGGACAACTAATTTAGATCAAAAATTACAGATATGGGAACAGATTACTGTTTTGTTTAACCCTAGCTTAGAAATACAAACTACAGATAATTATATAGACTGGACTAGTTTAAGTTTATTAGAATTAACAGGGCAAGTTTTCAGTAGTAGAGCTATTCCTCAAGGTTTAGAACAAGATATAGATATAACTTCATTAACTTTTACTGCACCAATTTGGATTACTCCTCCTGCAAAAATTAAAAAATTAGGAATTATAACAAAAATAATTACTAACGTTCACGCCATTGCACCGGGAACTATTGGTTCAGAATTTACAGATCCAAACATAGTCGAATTTTTTGATGAGTCGGATACTAAAATAGTAGTTACACCTGGAAATTTTGACTTATTGGTCTTAAACAATGTTGCTACTTTAATTAAAAAGACTGGTGCTAAAGATGATATTGATATCACGTTACCACAAAATAAAGGTTCTTGGTACAAACTTTTAGATATGTATCCTGGAAAATTTAGAGCAGGTCTAAGTCAGTTGAGATTATTAAAACCCGATAACACTGAGATAGTTGCTTATATAAGTTTAGATCCATACGATGAAACTAAAATGATTTTAAATTTTGATTCTGATACAGTCCCTTCTAACACTATTATTAGTGGTAGAGGAACTGTTGATGCTATTGTTAATCCGGAAACATTTAATCCTGTTAATAAAACAACAGGTATTAGATATTTAATTTTAGAAAACATTAATATAAATGAACAATTTGGAACTGTTGATTACGACGGGCCCGATGCATGGAAAAATTCAGATAATACAGATTTTCAAGCTTATGGAAATGATATTATAGAATGGAATGGATCAGAATGGACTGTAGTTTTCAATTCCACTCAAACTTCTGCTACCACCTATATAACTAATTCATATACAGGAATACAATACAAATGGGCTGACGGTTCCTGGAGTAAAAGTTTTGAAGGAGTGTACGATAAACGATTATGGAGACTAGTTCTATAATTTGCAGTGGTGGATTATTTTTATCTAAAGAAACTAAAAGATTTTTATTTCTACAAAGAACTTCAAATAAAACATTAGGATCTTGGAGTATTGTAGGAGGAAAAAAAGAACCCCAAGATCTAACTTTAATTGACGCATTAAACAGAGAAATAATTGAAGAAATTGGATCAACTCCTAAAATTAAAAAAATTATTCCTCTTGAATTTTTTTTATCTAAAGATAACAATTTTCAATATAACACATATGTTCTTATAGTTGATAAAGAATTTATACCTGTGTTAAATCAAGAACATTCTGGTTATGCTTGGTGTAGTTTTAATTGCTGGCCGAAACCTTTACATCAAAGCCTTAGACAAACACTAACATCAAACAATAACAGAATTAAAATTCAAACAATTTGCGAGTTATTCAATTAAATTTTTAAAGTATGTGGCAGTCTAGGACCATCTTTAACTGCTACAAGCCAAGCGGTTGTAACACACACATTAAGATTTTTTAACCATTCATTTGGAAACCAGGTTTCTCTTCTAAATTCTTGGAATCTAATTTCTGTGTTTCTAATAAATTGTGCAAGATATGCATCTGTATAATATAAGAAACTATTCTCATTCCAATAACTTACATGAGTAGGATCCTGAAAAGCTCCTCGTCCATCAGTGCTCGGTACTTCAATAAAGGCCCAACCTCCGTGAGCTAACACTCGATGTATTTCTTTCATAGTCTTTATCGGATCTTTTAAGTGTTCAATAACATGACTAGCATTTAATACTCCTACACTGTTATCAGGCAACGGAATTCCTTGATTAAGATCGTAATTTATATGTGCATTAGCTTGGTCAATTACAAGATAATCAGGCAAAGGATTAATTCCTCCTCCTAAATCTACTTTCAGTAGACCTTTATCACTTGCATCTTTTTCTGCTAATTTCATTGCATACTGATTAAACAATTCTACAGTTTTTAATTGAATAGCATGGTTTCTTTCAAGCCATGTATTTTCTCCTGTTATTCTGTAGATATACAAAACTTCCGGAATGTGATGCATTTTTGTATGGAGGTATGTTCTTAACATAAGCTCATGATCGTCACAGATCGATAATTCTGTATTGTGTCCACCAATTTCATGATAAATTGATGTTCGCCAAGATCTAACATGATCCGGTGCATACCAAATATATCCTACCGAATGACTACTAGGTGGAAACGAATGCATTGCATATAATTCTTGGCCTTTCCAATTAAATTTTCTAAATTTCCAACCATACAATTCATTAAAAGGAACAAACTCATTTTTCATATGTAATATAGCATTATCGCTATACACAAAGCCAATAGTTTCATCCTGGTATTCTTCGTTTAATTTTTCTAAGCAAGTTTCGATTAAAATATCATCATGGTCTGCCTCAACCAATATATCACCGGCTCCTGCAAAAAATGCTTTATTTTTTAAATAACCTATATTGTTATTATTAGAAGTGTCTTCGATAATAATAACTTTTTTATTTTTAATAATTTCTTTAGGTAATTGAGATCTGGTCATCTTACCATTTAAAAAAAGTATCCATTCCCAATTTTCATAAGTTTGATTTTTTATACTTTCATATAATTCTAACAAAAAAGGCATATTATTAACATTATGCTCTGGGGTTATAATACTAAATTTGTAGTTCATTTTTTTCTCTTTTATAATGTTGAATTATTTTTTAATTGATTTAAATGTGCGTGGCAAATAGCCATAATTTCATCAAACGGAGGATTAATTTCTGATTCGTAATGATTTAATGCACTATTAAAAAAACTGTATGCTTTAGGATTTCCTGTTCCTATCCATAGCTCACATAAAAATGATTGCCATGGAATATTTTGATACATATAATTGGGATCTAATGTTTTGATATAGTTACTATTTGCCCACCAAAAAAATCCTTGATAATGCGGTGAATAAGTTAAATTTTCTCCGTTTGTGTATACTCCATTTGGAACATATTCTGTCCCGACACAATCATAATAGTCTAATAAACTTATACATTCTCTCCAATGTCCGATCAACAAAGTTTCAAAATATTTTCTCCAGGTAAATTTTCTATGTTTTATAACTTCATTAGCGTGAGATATTCCTAATGAATGAAAGAATAATATTTTATAATCTGGATTTGCTTGGCTAAAATTCCATATTCGTTGTTGAATATAATTATATGCTCTATACAACTTTTTATTAATAGGTGTTTCTTCTTCTAAATCACCTAAAAAAGTTATATTATTTGTTTTATCTAATACAAAATTTAATGGAGATTTTCCTTTTACAAATATATCTATAAATTGTATTTCGTCATATAGTCCCGAATTAGTCAAAAGATTTAATTGATCTTTATACCATTCGTTTTCCCATTGGTCGTTATATTGACCAATCATATAAAAAATAGCAATTTTACTCAACACTTAACCTTTAATCAAAAAAGAATAAATGAATTAAACGTCCTGTTCCAGTATCAGTTCCGAAATAAGGACCGGCTGAGTGTATTGACAATGCATCCATAATAACTAATCTATTATAGATGTTTCCAGCATTATCGACTGTATCAAATTTTGTGCTATCAATAAATCCTCCAGAAAATGCTCGATCGATACCTTCATCATGGGCATGCCTTGCTCCGGAAATTTTTGACTTATGTAACCGTGTTCCGCTTTCGATAGGAGCATCAGGAGAAAGATAGATCATTGCTGCCCACTTTTGAACATCATGATGATATACCTGAGGATCATCGGCTGTAGTTACTTGAAAACATCCATTATAATGATGTTCATCCCAGACAGTAATTTTTTCACCGATGATTGATTCGAATGCCTCTTTTATTCCTGCAGGTTTAAATTTTGTTGTAGACCTTAATCCTTTATACCAACGAATATCTGATTCAAATTCTAAATTCAGAGCGAACTGTCTAATCGCATCCGGATCATCGTAAAAATTATCAACAATAAAAAGACGTTTTTTCATATTTGTATTCACTTTAAAAAATAAATTTGTATCGTTAGTAACAGGATTAACGATATTAACAGGTTGGTGCACTGTAGACCGATTAATATTGTCTAATGCTATTTGATGATAAGTATGGGGTGCCGCACCTGTATTGTAATAAGCATCCGGTTCTATCATTAAATGATATTCAGGGAAAGGATTTACTCTATCAATGTTAACTAACATCGAAGTAATTTCGAACAATTTATCAAATTCTTTTTCAGAATTATAAATTTCTGCTAACCTTAGTAAATGTTCATTACGACGAGGTGCAAAAGTTCCTGCTTCATACAAATATTTAATAGCATTTTCAGTGTCATTTAAAAATCTACAAGTAAGACCGTTTAACATTTTAGCATAATATGCCATTTCGTCAATTCTATCAGGTTTACCGGTTTTATCATAATGATGTGTTACATTTACCCATTCATCAAAATACCAAATACTTCTTCTAGCAAATTCTTCAGAATGTTTGCGACCTAACGGGTAAAAGTTGCCTCTGTAACAATCGTAATAACTTTTTCCTACATACCAAAAATGATATGTATCAGTTAGCATAGTTTCTTCTCGAATTAATCTTTCTTCTAACTTTAATGCATCTGTTAAATATTTTGTTCTTACACCGTAGCTTTGGCCGTCTGAATAACCTATCTGCCTAAAGCTTTGAGGTAAATCAAATCTTTGAAAATTTTCACCTATGCCTTCAATATCAACATAACTAGTCTCATGAGCATCGTCGTGATTAAATCTCCAAGG